CCCAGCGCCCGTCGATGATGTCGGTCTCGGTGATCCGCCCGGACATCAGCACGCCCTCCGCGTCCTGCGCGTCGACGGACAGGTCCGAGCCCGAGCGGACTTCCGAGGCGATCAGCCCGCTGTCGGGCTCAAAACTGGTGCCGAGGAAGGCCAGCGTGCGGTCGTGATCGGTGAAGCCGAGGACGACACCGTCGGCACGGGTGATCCGCCAGCACCACGCAAGCGTGGTCGTGCCGTCGTCGAGATGCGCCTGCAGGGTGGGTGCCAATGCCTTCATCGTCTGATCTCCATCAGCGGTATCGAGGTGATCGAGCCGAGGCGCTCGATGTCGAGGTTCACGTCCATGGAGTCGCTGTCGAAGCGGACCGGCACGTCGAATTCGAAGCCCGCCGCCACCGCGACGCCCGATCCCGGTGCCGTGGTGAAGCTGACGATCCCGGTCGTCGTGTCGACGGTCCAGCCGGTCAACTGCTCCACGCCGCCAAGTGCCACGCGAACGGTTCCGGCCACCGGCTTGACGATGGTCCGCGTCCAGGACTGCGCGCCGGAGACATACCGTTTGGACAGCTGGAAGAAGCGGTTCGATCCCGTGCCGGTGCCGATTGGCTGGTCGGTGAAGCCCGGAACAGCCGAGGGTGCGCAGGATTTGAAGTCGGACCAGTCCTTGAACCGGAAGCCGTGAAGCCGACCGTTGCGGGCTTCGAAGAAGGCCACGACTGTTGCCAGATCGTCGGCACGCCGGACGCCATAGCCGACGTCATAGCGGCGACGGCTGTTGGCCCAGCTGGCGTTGCGTTCCTCGTCGCCGGAGAACAGTTCGACGATCTGGGTGCGCCGCTCCGGCCCGCCCCGTGCGCCACGGCTGATGTTGTCGGGGAAGCGCACTTCATGGAACGCCATCATATGCCCCTCCGGCCAGCGCTGACGGCGCGGGCAATGTCGGCAGCGACCTGCGTGCGCGATTGTCGGAAACTTTCGGCGTCGCGCGCCATGATCGTGACGGAGATGTTCGGGGACGCACTTTGCCCTTGCCCATATCCAGAGGCCTCCCGGCGGGAGAGGACGCGTTCGCCGCGCTGCAGGATGGCAGGCATTTCGTCAGGCCTGATCCCCGCCCAGCCACCCGCGTGCATGCGCGGCGCATTGGCAAAAGCCAGCGCCGGGACCATGCGACCGGGGCCCGGTGATCCGACGATGCCACCCGCATGCAGGATGTTTGCGAAGATACCACCAGCGCCGCCAAGCGCGCCCGACAGGGCATTGGCGATGGGGCCGAGGATGAAGCGCCGCGCCGCCAGTTTCGCCAGATCGGCGATCATCGAGGTGACCAGATCGCGGAAGTCGAGCTTGCCGGTCTTGACGAACTCGCCCACCGCATTCTCGGCCGAGGTGAAGGCCCCGACCAGCGCGCTTCCGATATCGCCGCCAATGTTACTCGCCTTGGTGGCGTAGTCGGCGAGCGCTGCGGTTACCGCACCCCAGCCGGTCGCGGCCTGGTCAGCCCCGGCGGCAGCGTTCGCCCCGGCCTCGCGCGCAGCCGCACCAGCACTTCCGGCAGCAGTCGCGGTGTCGTCCAGTTCGGTATTCAGGGCATCTGCCGAACTGGCGGCATCTGCCAACGCTGTTTCAGCCTCCGTCCCCGTACCGATCACCGCATCGCGCAGCGCTTGCCAACTGGCCAGCGGACGACCCGCAGCATCGGCCAGCATGCCTGCTGCTTCGCGGGAACCGTCAGCCCGGCCACGCGCATCGTCTGCCATCGCGCCAAGCCCGAGGTTGGGTGGTTCAAGATACGTGCGCGACAGCGCGGCCGAGAAGGCATCTGCGGCGGCAGCGCCAGCAGCCGTTGCGGCACCCTCGAACGGGTTGCCGATCCGGCCCAGTTCCACCGGGTCGAGTGTGCCGATCCGGACCCCGCCTTCGCCCACGGCCCAGTCGGGCAGCAGGTCCAGCGCGGCGTTCAGCCCGTTGATGAAATTGTTGATGCGCGTCACGACGCCGTTCAACATCGCCTCGACACCAGAAATCAGCCCGTTTGCGGCCTGGAAGGCGAAATCACCGATGGCGCCGGGCAGACTGCCCCAGATTGCCACCGCCGCATCATAGGCTCCCTGGAAGATCGCCGCCGTCCGGTCGCCGAAGCTGACAAAGCCTGCAATGGTGCCTTCCATCACAGAAAGCCTGGCCGCCTTCAGCCCCTCCCAGCCCGCAGCCATGTTGGCGAATGCAGCGTCGAGTGACAGGCCGATGCGCGACCAGACCTCCGATGCCAGATCACCCAGCAGCCGGAACGCCTCGCCCACGCCGCCGACCCGGGCAACAAGCTGCGAGAACTGATAGACCAGTTCCCCCGCGCCGACGATCAGAGCCCCGATGCCGGTGCGGATCAGCGCCCCGCGCAGGAACACGAGTGCGGTGGCGAGGCCGCGCACTGACAAGGCGGCAACGGCCAGCCCTGCAACCCAGCGACCCGCCATGAAGGCGGCGAAGGTCGCGGCATAGGTGGCGAGCCGTTCGAGGTTGTCGAAGACTGCGGTGATTGCGCCGCCGATGGGTCCGGTGCCGCGTGCCATGTCGGCCAGCGCATTCGCCACCGTCTCCAGCGCCGGTGCGACGGCAGCGGTCAGGCGGTTTGTGAGTCCGAGCCAGATCAGGCTCAGCTTGGCGATGGCATCGCCCGTGCGTTCGATCTGCGCCGCATCGGCCACGCTGACCGCCACCCCGAAATCCTGCACGTCCTTTGCCGCTTCCCGCAAGGTCGCGGAGTCGATGCGCAGAAAGGCCAGCGCCGCCCGGTCACCGAAGAGGTCGGATGCCACGGCGGCGCGCTCGGCTTCCGGAACGAACTGGTTCAGGGCCTCCTGGATGGCGACGATGCGCTGGTCGAGCGGCAAGGCCTGCAGTTCTGCCGCCGTCAGGTTCAGCCTCTGCAGTGCCCCCACCGCCGAGCCTGATCCGGCAGCAGCTTCGGAAAGCCGCGTGGTCAGCTTCTTGGTGGCCTGTTCGATCTCGCCCATCGAGACACCGGCCAGTTCCCCAGCCCATGTCAGCACTTGCAGGCTTTCGACGGTGGTCCGGAGCGAAGCGGCCATGTCAGCCTGCGCGCCGATGACATCGAGCCCCGAGCGGACCATTGCCACGCCCGCAGCAGCAGCGGCGGCGGTGACCGCCGCCAGCGCTATCCCGGCTTCGCGGGCGAAGCTGCCAAGCCGAGCATTGGCCAGTTCCATTTCGGAGGACAGGCGGCTAAACCCGCGCGTGCCCGCCTCGCCAATCCCTTCCAACTCCGCACGGACCTGACGGCCGCCTTCGGCGACTAGCCGGACACTGACCCTTTTCTCAGCCATGGCCGTCTCCGATCTGTTCGTTGAGCTTGCGCACCATCACCGCTTCGATTTCGGGAAGCAGTTCGGCGGCGATGAGGGTGTCGATGCCAAGCGCCCGTGCCATCGCGAGGGCCGCGCCCATGTCCCAGCCAAATACGGCTCCGGGGATCGCCCGCAGCTGGCCGCCAAGGCGGCCGACCAGATCCCAGACCTGCCAGCCGTCTTGCGTCTGTGGACGGTTCAGTCTTGCGGGGCAGTCGGGGCAGCGCCCCGTACAGGCCGCGCAGTAGCGGTCGCCCCCGCCGAAGGACCATTCGGCAAGAGCGCGGAGACGTTTTTTTCTGCCTCCAGGATCAGACCCTTGGCGACGTATTGGGTCTGGAAGGCCTCGAAGACCGGCCAGATTTCCAGAAGAGCATCGATACCTTCGGGCGAGACCGGCACAGCATCGCCCGCGTCATCACCCACCCCTTCCCAATCCAGGACCGCGCGGCGGGCGACGGCCTTGGCCATGGCCAGCGCCAGTTCCTCCTGCGTGGCGGACTCTGGCAGGGCTTCGATAGCGGGATCGGCGCGGGCCGAGACCATCAAGGCGGTGGTCAGCGGCGCGACCTGCAGGCGCAGGCCGGGGGCGAGGGTCAGCCAAGCAGGGGCTGCGGTCAGGTTCAGTCTGATCATGGTCAGTAACTCACAACAGTGTTGACGAGGACGGCGGTGCACATGCGGGCGGGGCTGACGGCCTTGGCCGCCTGCCAGTCGAAGGTGGCCTGTATGCCTTGCGGGCCCGGGATCTCGATCCGGGGGCGCGGCAAGTAGACGGCATGGGCGGTGAAGGTGAAGCTGGCGTTGGCCCCGAGGCTCCAGGCGAAAACCAACTCGCAGGGCGTGCCGTCGATGGCCTGCGTGATCAGCGTGCTATCGGCGAAACGGACCTCGACCCGGCCAGTCAGCGCGGCCATGCCGGGGTCGGCCCCCTCGATGCGGCCGTCCGAGCGGATGGTCTCGATCCGGTCGAGGCCATTGGAATAGGTCACCTCGGCCGAAATTACATTGCCGAGTGGCGAGCCATTGCGGGTGATCGCGCCGTTGAAGTGCCCGAACCGCTGCAGGGCGAGCGAGGTTGGCGTGCCAGCGGCAGTGGCCGCCGCGACGCTTTCGCCCTGCGCAACCAGCCGCGCTGTCGCGGTCAGCAACCCCGACCGCGCCATCTGCCACGAAAGCTGATCGCAGACGCAGCCGGTGTACATCGCATAGCGCGGCACCTCGGGCATGGCCGTCTCGATGGCCATGCTCGGCAGTGTCCAGTTGCCGGACTGGAAGGTGTGGGTCTTGGGCGTGGTGCCAGAGGTGACAGGCGCGCCGAAGGCTGCTTTCAGCCACAGCCCAAGGTTCTCGACGTCGATCGGCACCACGACATCGCCGTCGGCGGTGACCGCGTCCTTGATCGGGGCCAGCGGGTCGCGTCCCTGGCCCAGCAGTTCCGACGCGATCAGCGGCTGTTCAGAGCCGAGCGTGGTGCTGGCAAAGGGCATCGTCCGGTAGCCCGTGGCGGGAGCGGTGCCGTAGACAGATTCGAACGCAAGCGCCATTTGCGCCCGCGCCCCATGGGCTCGTGCCATTGTTGTCTCCTATCGTGAGAGGGGTCAGGCCAGTGGATCGGCCGTGGAATAGTGCAGGATGACCGGGATCACCGCTGCCTTCAGGCTGGCGGCACCCTCGACGGGCAGATCGACCGGGCGCGGTGCTTCCGCCTCTACCCAATCGCAGAGGCCGCCCAGCGTGCGGTCGGCGGCAAGCGCCGCGCCGATGCTGGCGCAGAGGGTGTCGAAGGTGGCATCACGGGCGGAACCCTGAACGACCGCTTCGATCTCGGCCCGGTGCTGATAGTGGTAGCGCAACGGCGAGAGCGTCACCTCGGGCTCCCCCGGCTCGCCATCACGCAGGATCAGGAGGCCTGCCGTGGGGACGCGTTCGGGCAGCACGTCACCGCGCAGGACGGTGGCGGGCAATGCTGAAAGCCGCGCGTGCAGCGCGGCGAGGATGGTTTCGCGGGGGGTGGGCATTCGATGATCCTGAAGCTATCAATCTTCGGCAAGTCTTCAGAGAAGCAGTTCAGTTCTCGGTCTATGAGAACAGTGAGAGGGAAGTTTTCGATGGCTGACTGGATTTATGTTGATAACTCAAATGTCTTCATTGAAGGCCAACGGGTCAGTGCAGTGCAACAGGGCATGGCGCTGGACATCTATGACGCTATGGCCAACAGGATCATCGACACCAGCTATCGTATCAGCTTCGGAAAGCTGTATCAGTTTATCGCGGGGGCCGATCGGAAAGAGACCGCGCGCGCGATGCTCTTTGGGTCGAGGCCGCCGCAGAATGATGCAATTTGGGACGTCGCGAAACGCGCCGGATTTGAAGTAGTCACCCATGACAGAAATGCAGCGAACAAAGAGAAGAAGATCGATACTGGCATCGTTACACAGATGACACGTGATGCGTATCGCAACGCGGCGCCGGGCGACGTATTCACCATCGTCTCGGGCGACTCGGATTACGTACCAACGGTCGAGACCCTGATCAAAGACGGGTTCAGAGTTGACGTAGTTTTCTGGGATCATGCAGCACGTGAGCTCCGGGAATCATGTTCCAATTTCATTTCTCTAAACCCGCACCTGAACACATTGACGCCTTGATCTGTGTTTCGGTCCAGTCTCTGACACGCCTGCTTGGCAATAGTCTCTAGCCGCGCCCCGCCACCCAGTTCGCCACAATCAGCCCCGGCACACAGTTCGCCGCCCGCTCGGCATCCCTTGCCAGGTCCAGCCGTTTTGGTAGCTTAACCTGCGACACCAACAGGAAGATCGGCGCGGTCACGACGCCCCTGCCGGTTTTCGACTTTGACGCCACCGCACGCCCCTTTGTATTCAGCCGCCCTTCCGCCACCAATAGGCTCGGTCCCCGACGGCGATAGATGAACCGAAGGCGCAGGCCGGTGCGGCGTTCCCATTCGCCGGGGGTGGTCGAGGCACTGCCGCGACGGCCGCCGCGCGTGGACTTGCCTGCTGCTGGCGTGGGGATCGCCAGCCAGAACCCGTTTTTCGAGCGGATCAGCGGACCGGTGTCATGCGCGCCGATGATCACCGGGGCGTTCGACCAGACCAGTGCCGCCGCGTTCAGGCTTTCGCCGGACTTCGGGAAACTGGCGGAGCGGATTGAATTGGCGAGGCGCGTGCCCAATCCCGCGCCGGTGATCTGGGCGCGCCAGGCGGATTTCAGGCCGGTGCCTGCCTCGCGCATCGCGGTGGTGACAGCGCGTTCCCCGGCTACGACCTCGGCCGCCAACAGGGCGACGATGTCGGGATCGATGGCGAGTTTCAGTTTCACGCTGGCCTCAGATCGACAGTCCAGACCAGCCGCTCGCGATCACGGACGGGCTCGCCCTGAATGAGGAAGGCGTCGCCGTCGATTTCCACCCTGTCGCCGGGGCGCGGGTTCGGCACCTCGGCGACGCGCAGGTCAATCCGGGTGGTGTCGGACCAGAGACGTGCATCGCCGAAGTCGGTGACGGCATCGGCACGCCTGGCGACGATGCGCACCAGAACAGGCGCGCCGCCGTCGGCGATGTAGACCGCGTCGCGCCCCACGTTCGGATCGGCGAAGAGTGCGCCGACGGCGGCGGCGAAGGCGCTCATCAGAACGCGCCGTTCAGACGCACCCGGCCGATCAGGTCGGTCGCCCCGCCTGCCACGGCCTCGGTCGCCACGCCGATCAGCGTGTTCGCGGTCAGGGTTTTGGTCGTCTGCTTGGCGGTGTTGTCCCAATAGATCCTGTCGCCCGCGGCCCAAGCCTGCGACGCGACCTTCTTCAGATCGTAGACGCCCTCGACGGCTGTTTCGACCGAATCACCAAGGATAGCGGTGCCGGAAGCGACACCGAAAATGGACCCGACAAGCAGGCCGTCGCCGGAAGTGACAGCATAGGGCGCGGTCAGGGTGATGGTATTGCCGGGCTGGACGTAGTTCTTCATCGCGGATGTCCTTTCGCGAACATGGAGACAGGCGGCGCGAGGGCCGCCTGTCAGGGTTCAGGTGATGGGATTGTCGCGGCTTAAGCGCCGGGATTTCGGTAAAGACCGCGCCAGTCGATGGCCTTGGCGCCGAAGTCGAGGCGGCACTTGATCTCCACCCCATCGACATCGAAGCCGTTGCGGGTCTCGATGTAGGCACCCTGCTGACCCTCCAGATAGGCGTATTCGATGGTATCGATCTGGTTTGGGCTGGCCGCCAGATACCAGGCGGTAGGGCTCGCGGCATCAAGCCGCGGCTCGCTGATCGGGCTCAGCGAGCGGATTGACTGGGGCACCACGGTGGCAGGCGTGGCGGGAACAAGGTTCTGGGCCACGAGTTGCTCGGCCCTGAGTTCCAGCGCGGCGGGCACGATCAGGAAAGCCGGGCGGATGTTCAGGACCGTCTTCTTGTCGAACCCTGTCTGCAGCGCCATCGCCGCCCGGGCCGCGCCCACGGCATCGACGGCCAGTGCCGTGCCGGTCGCGGCCAGGTTCCTGTGAGTGGGGTGGAACAGCGCGTTGCCGTCGGCCATCGCCGGGTTGGCGGTGATGATGCCCCAGACGACATCGCTTTCCAGCTGCGCGATGGAGTTGCCATACATCGCCGGGATCCGGGTGAAGGCATCCAGATCGTCGTTGATCAAGGTCTGGCGGGTGATCGCGACCACCCGGCCATAGGTCTTGACCTTGTAACTCTCCTTGGACTCGCCGAGCGTGCCGCGCTTGAACTCGCCGCTTTCGCCGACCTCCAGAAGCTGGGGTGCCTCGCCCAGCTGGACACGGTGCATGGACTTGAAGTCGGTCGCCAGCACTTGGCGGCAGAACAGCATGAAGGTCCGCGGATAGGTCTCATAGGCCTGGCGCAGGGTCTTGTTGGTGACGGCGGATAGGATTTCGGGGAAGTCGGAGGTGGAATGCAGCGAGCGCGTCGCCACCTCGTCGCGCGACAGGCCGCGCGTGTTCACCCCCGCATTGGTCAGGCTTTCGCGGGCCAGTTCCAGAAGCGACATGCCGCGGTACTGGCGGGCAGAGTCGTCCAACTGGAACAGCGTCGGGCTGTAGCGATGCAGAAGGGCATTGGCCACGGCATCGCGGCGGGTCACACGTTCATCCCGGCCGCCGAGCGGGATCGAGACATGCGGGAAGGTGCGGGTCTCGTTGGATTTGGCAGCAACCTGGTCGAGGATCAGGCGGCGGGATTCATCGACGGTGACACCGCGTTTCACCAGATCCTCGGCAAAGCCGCGCTCAAGGTTCAGCCGGCCCGCCAGATCGTAGATGGTGGACACGCGATCACGCTCGGCCTCGCGGGCGCGGGTCGCAATGGCCTCGGTGTCGGGTGCAGGAGCCAGTTCCGACATTCGCGTGGCCGTCGGTTCGGGCTGCGCCGGGGCCGCGACGGGCTGCTGGCGGGTCTCGCTGCTGGCGGGGACATCCCCGGCCACGGTGGTCGTGCTCTCAGGCATGGATGCCTCCTTTTGCATGCGGATATCGATGATCTCGAGGGGAAAGCTGGCCTGATCGGCAGCGCGGACCTGCGCGCGGGGATCGGCGGGAACGGTCACGAAGCTGACCTCGAGCGGGGTCCAGCGTTCGACGATGCGCTGCTCGACCTCGCCCTTGGCGGCAGGCTCGACCACCTTCACCCGCTCGATGGAATAGCCGACCGAGACGTTCCGGATGATGCCGTCGCTGATCAGGCCGAACATCCGGTCGGCGGCCTGGTCCAACCCGTCGCGCGGGAAGCGGATGGTGGCCTTGCCTTCCTTGCCCTCGATCCAGGCGCGTTCGACCACGCCCACCTGCGAATGCGAGGACCAGACCGAGTGGCTGTCGAGCGCCGGGGCGCCCGCGTTGAGCCGCGTCAGGTCCACCGCCCGTTCGCTGACCTCGAGTATCTCGTCGAAGGGGACGGAGGTGTCCCAGCCGGTCCAGCGCCGCCGCCGGACGGCCGCGCCGGTGGTGAAGACCACGTCAACCGAGCGCGCCTCGGTGTTGACGGTCGCGGGCAGGATGGGCGCGCGCCGCAGCTGCATCGGCAGGGCGACCGGGGCCGCCATCATCGTGTCGGGCATGGCCCTAGTTCTCCTCTGCGTCGGATGGGGGTTCGGTCGTAGCACTGGCCGGATCGCCCGTCTGCGCACTGCCAGTCTTGGTGACACGGCGCGGATCGCTGTCGAGCACCAGCCCCAGCGCGTCGAGCTTGGCGTTGGTGGCAGCGATCTCGGCCAGCACCGCGTCGGGATTGCGGCCCTGTTTCGCGATCACCTCCGCCAGCGTCATCGTGCCCGAGCGTATCGACAGCAGGTTCGCCATCGCGTCCTTCTGCGGATCGACCGCTTCGAACTTCGGCGGCGACCATTCGACCGGCACATCCGGCGTCGGGATCTGACCCGCAGCCCAAGCGGCTTCGGTGAACCAGTGCCACACGGGCGCACAGAACATCGGGATGAACAGCTGCCACTGCACGGCGTCGATCTGGCGGCGGAACTCGACCAGCCCCGCCCGGATCGAGGAATAGTTGACCTGGCTGAGATCGCCGGTCAGCA